ACTACGAACTGGAGAAAAGACGGAGATTCGCAGAAGCTTGACTGCGGCACATTCATGGTCGATGAACCGGAATATAAGGGCAGGCCAAGAACGCTATCATTAAATGCAGCAGCTCTTCCTTCAAATAACGATTTTAGGGATACGACAAAAAGTAGGACATGGGAAAATGTAACGACAATGGGCCTTGCAAATGATATTGCGTCTAATGCTGGGCTTTCCCTTTATTATGATACGGCAAAATTTTATACGATCTCATATCTCGAACAGAGCGAACAGGCAGATAGCGCTTTTCTTGCAGATGTTTGTTCTAAATACGGACTAAGCCTAAAAATTTACAATGATAAAATAGTGATATTCTCTGAACAGGAATACGAGGCCAAAGAACCTATTGCAACGATCACTGAGCAAATGACCGAAGGCAACTGGTCAGCAAAGAAGTCGTTTACTGGGACGGGGTATGATGCTTGTGTATTAACTTACACCCCGCCGGATTCCGGCGAGAAATTGCAATATACTTTCGCTCCCGCTGGAACGACTAATAAAATCCTGCGGCTTAATGATGAGGTGGCAAGTGTTGCAGAAGCTGAAATTGTCGCTAAGGCCAAGTTGAGGGAGGCCAATATCAAGCAGTACACAATGAGTCTTACGGTACCTGGTAATGTTGATCTTATTGCGAGCTCAACGGTTATAGTTTCCGGCTTCGGTGTATTTGATGGCAAATACTATATAGACAAGAGTGACTATAGTGTTGGAGGCGGTTTTACTTCATCGTTGGAGTTGCACCGGGCACTGGAGGGAGGATATTAATGCTAAAAAACATGATCAGAATAGGAAAAGTATCCTCTATAAATCCGGCAAAAGGAATGGTAAGGGTGGTAATTGAGGACCAGCAGGACATGGTAACCAACGATTTACCGATGCTTTCAAATGAATATAACCTGCCGACAATTGGGGACCTAGTGTTGTGTCTATTTTTGGGGAATGGGATTTCGAGTGGGTTTTGTCTAGGTAAGTATTTTTCTACCGTGAACCCCCCACCAGTGACCGATTCGCAGATAATTTACAAGGATTTCGGAGACGGATCATGCATCAAGTACGATAAAGCCAGTAAAACATTGACGATTAAGGCCGATACCGTTGCTATTGAAGGCAATCTTAGTGTAACCGGCAATATCTCAGCAACGGGAACAATTCTTGACGTAGGTGGTAACACGAATAACCACTCTCACTTGTAGCGGGATGGTGATTATATGATTGGGTACTTTGGCAAGGACATTATTTTTGAAACCAGCGACCAGCGCATCCTTACTTTTTCCGATCTAACGCGGGAGACTGCAAGTCGCTGGGGACCACACGAGCTCATCGGCATAAAGCCTAAGACTGAGTACATAGGGCCGGGGCTTGATACGATATCTTTTACCGTTGATTTAAACGGCAACAATGGAGTAAAGCCCCGTACCGAGATGGACCTATGGTTAGCTAAAGCAAGGGATGGAGTAGCGGAAACCTTTGTTATTGGTGATAAGCCCTTGGGCGAAGATAAATGGATAGTCAAGTCGGTAAGTCAAGCCTGGAACACTGTATTTAACCGTGGTGAGCTTTTCTCCGGCAAGTTAGACGTTACGCTCGAGGAATATATTTCAGAGCTGTAGGGAGGCGATCTTGTGAGCATAGAGTTAAGCGATGTTGCCCTGCAGATTGATTTTTCTGCAACCGGCGCGAATGAAGTAATCCAAAACGTAAAAACGATCATAACTACCCCGGCGGGCACGGTCCCCTTTGATCGTGATTTCGGGATTGACTGGAGTCTGCTTGACCTGCCGATCAGAGAGGCAAGGGCCAAGCTGACGGTTGAGTATATCGAAAAGATTAAGAAATACGAACCCAGGGCTAGCGTAAATAGCATATCTTTTACAGCAAATGAGCAAGGCCAGCTCATACCAAAGGTGGTAATAGATATTGTCGGGACTTAGCAATCTTCCGGATATTAACTTTGTAGATACTGATGTGGAAACCTTATTGACTAGCCTGATAGCTGAATACGAAGCGGCGTATCTGGCACAGACAGGAACAGCCAAAACGCTTCAGCCAGGGGATCCAGTGCGGATCTGGATCTATACTCAAGCCCTGCGAATTTACCAAGCATACGTACTTATTGATGCGTCCGCTAAACAGAATCTATTGAGGTATGCAAGCGACAACTATCTTGACGGGATCGGAACCAGATATGGGACAAGGGGCGCAAGGCTGGTGGCGGCTAAAGCAGTGGTAACGGTAAGATATACGCTGTCGGCAGCTCAAGCAGGAGACATCATAATCCCCGCCGGTAACAGGTCAAGCCCTGCTAATAATGTATTCTTTGCCACAGCAGCGGCGGCGGTAATTCCTGCCGGCAGCATAACTCTTGACGTTACCGCAGAATGCACAGCAGCAGGCTCAGCAGGGAATGGGTACACGGCCGGTCAGGTAAATATACTTGTTGACCCCATCGCCTATGTTGCTAGTGTGAGCAACATAGGCACCAGCCAGGGCGGCGCTGATATAGAGACAGATGATGCTTACAAAGAGCGTCTTTTTTTATTGCCTGAATCGTTCAGCGTTGCTGGTCCGTCAAAAGCTTATGAATACTTTACAAAGCAGTACAGCTCGTCGATTACCGACGTGAAGGTTACCTCACCATCTGCCGGGGCGGTTGACGTTAGGTTTATCCTTCAGGACGGTGTAACCCCGGGCGCGCCCCTGATCGCCTCGGTACTGGCCTATATCAGCGATAAGACACGCAGGCCGCTGACCGATAGCGTTACTGTCCAGTCACCAACGGTTTTAAACTATGACATTGCTCTGACTTACTACATTAAAACCGATGATACAGCGTTTGCGGCCAGTATTCAAACTGCTGTAACAACGGCCATCGCAGATTATGTAATTTGGCAAAAGAGTAAAATCGGACGCAGTATAAATCCGTCAGAGCTGATTTCTCGAATAATCCAAGCCGGCGCGAAGCGCGTAGTCTTAACGTTACCAGCTTATGTGGCAATTGCCGAAACTGAGCTTGCTGTCGCTGATACTATAACGGTGACCTACGGAGGGCTGGAAGATGAGTAATCTATCTAACACTAAACTGATCGACCTGCTCCCTCCTAATCTTAAAAGTGACCCTGATATTATAGCCGCCAGCCATGCAGTAGGCACCGAATTTCAAACACTCGTAGGCAAAATAAAAAATGTGCTTACCATTGCCGACATTGACAATGCCTGCTCAGAGGTAGTAGATAACCTAGCATGGGATCTATGCACAGACTTTTATGATGCTTCTTTGCCTCTTGAAATACGCCGGAAATTAATTAAAAATGCCTTAATCCAGCACATGACAAAAGGTACGCCAGCAGCAGTAGAAGAAGTTCTCTATGCATATTTTGGTTCGGGTATTGTTAAGGAGTGGTTTAATTATGGTGGACAACCGGGTTGCTTTAAGGCCCAGGTAACTAACGCTTCAATTCAAAGTAAGCAAATTAACGATATTTACCGGGCTATAGCATCAACAAAACGGGCCAGTAGTCAGTTAGACGAGTTACTCATTAGTGCCGATATGCCCAATAACGGTACCTCGACAATCATACTATCCTCAGCAACTCAGGCGCAAAACGAAATGATACATCCCCCTGATCCGGTTACAATGTCTCAAGGTAGCTCGTCGATTGTATTATCCTCAACAATGCAAGCAGAAAGCGAAATGACACATCCACCAGATCCAATTACCCTTGCTCAAAAGTACAGCGAAATGATCATATCTCAAGCACACATGACAATAATCCAATGAAGGAGCTGATATTATGGCTATTTTCCCAAGTATGGCAATTACTGACCTTGGACAACTACTGTACAACAAAGCCCAGGCTGGTGCTGCGCTTAATTTTACCAAGATGAAACTTGGAGCAGGAGCGCTCAGCGAAGGCCAAGATCCCCAAACACTTGCCAATCTCATAGACTATAAATTTGACGTTGAAATAAGTTCGATTTCGCAAAACACTGAATTAAAAGTTGCTGTTATCACAGGAAGTAGAAACAATAGTGATGTTACCGTCGGAACCTATATCTGTGAATTGGGGCTATATGCACTAGATCCTGACGTGGGAGAAATCCTTTATGCTTATTCGAACGCAGGGGCCCA